GTCTCTGACTTCGTGTGCGTAATCGGTCGCCGCTGGCTTCTCATCTTCATAAGTCCGATACGCCAAAGCTTTGACAAGAATGTACCCAGCTTTGATGTCGATGTCTTCGATGAAAGCTTCAAGGCGACCCGTTGGGAATTCGGATCGGAATCTTTTGATTCGAGCATTAACATCTTCATAATTCTCGAGATTAAACATTATTGATCACCTCGGCGTGCGTATTGATTGCGAGCGACCCGAAATCCGTTTCGGAATCCTTCGTCTCTGCCTTGATTGATGCCTATCGAATAAGCCACCACGAATGTGAAAGCCATAATCAAAAGCACAGAAATGATTTCTCCTGTGCTGAATGTAATTTCGTTCATTTGTCTTGCTCCTGATCTACCACGGCATTCGCGTGGGTTGGATCAAGTGTGAAGCACACCTACGACAGAATCAAGATTCCCGCGTGCTATTCGGTGTGTCGCCTCGCTTATCTTTGGATTTGAGCCCATTACCCGCCAAAACACCGCCAAGAGCCCCGGTCAGAAATATCGCCAAAGTCTTGAGCAGGTCAATAAAAGCCGCGTCATTTGGAGCTTGTGCGCCGATAGGTTGAGTTACAAAAATCAACGCGTAGGTGATCCCAGCCGTAACAATGAGAAAGACCAACGCCAGAATGATGCCGATTGAGAAGATTAATCGTGCGTGAATATCTTCTGGCGTAAGTCGTCTATGGCTTTTGGGTTGGCGTGACGCGAGCGATGTCTCCAACCAAGTCTTCAGAACATTGTCCGATGACACGGCATTTCGGTGGTTGGCATTCCTCGGTCGCCCATTTGTCGAATTCTTGGCAGGGGTATCTGACCCATCCATCGTAACCACAGCCGCTAAGTAGGAGCGTGCCCGCGATAATTACGCTTTGCGACCGAAAGCGGTGTCTGCGGGATTTAGCCATCGAAGGATCACGGGCGCAATAGCTGAAAGACCCGCGCCGAGAATTGCTTTTGGCTCGGTAACACCCGCTAAATAGACCGCTAATGATGCCGCTAAGAAACTACGAAACCAGCTAGCCAATAGAGCTTTGATCTGATCCATCTTTCTTTCTCCATTTCTTTTTTGGCTTGGCGGCTTCCTCATCAAGCTTTACTTCGGGGAATTCCCCTTTGTATGGTGCGTATTTCGGACGACCGAAACCAACGATCGCCGAATTCTTACCGAATGCGCGTCTCTTAAGCATAACCATGCCACCGTTGCGCTGATCTCCACCGCTGGGAGCTGTTTTGCCTTCTACCGTGATGACTTCGTTATTTTTGACATCGACAACAATTCCGATGTGGCTAATACGATCAATGCCATCATGCGGGAAGTCAAAGAATGCCAGATCGCCCAATTCTGGTTTATCGTGCCATCGACCGACATCTTTCAATCGAGCCGCACCCATCGCCGTGCTCACCATCGATGGCAATTTCACGCCAGCATTATGAGCGCACCAATTAACAAATGAACCGCACCACGGTAATCCATTGGCTTTTGTGTATTCGCCGTACTTCGTCAGATTCTCTGGCTTCTCGATATAACCGATCTCGGCCAAAGCCACTTCGATGATTTTGGCGGCGGTAGCCTCTGGATATGTCATGACAATAATAAAGCGGCTTCTTCCGCGGTGATTCCCAATTTATCAAGAAGGGTTTGGCGCGCGGCGGCTCTTTCTGCCTTTTGTTGTTCTATTGCTAAGGCTGTCGCTCGGTCTTTCTCTTGTTGTTTTAATTCAGCGGCGGTCATGTCGCGTTCGATAATTTCGCCCGTTTCGGCATTATGTTCAATTATTTTGCTCATTATTTAACCCCATAAAGTTCGTATGTTCCACCTGAGAAATTGCTTGTGTTTTGTGTAAATATCGTAATGCTTGAAATTGCTGTTGTGCTGTTGTAATTCGCAAAAGTCAAGCTCTGGGTGTTATAGACATCGGTTTGGTCGCGAACCACGCTTCTAATATCAACGGTTTTGTTGTGCGCTGAATTAGCGTAATCATAAATCAACACACTCGCGAAGGTATTTTTGTCGGAGCTTTCTTTGCCATCATCGGCGGTCGCATAAAGTCGATCACGGATACCATCCGCACTCAGGCTACAAGTATTCTCTGCGGTTTGAACTATACCGACCCAACCGTAGGAATTGCCTGTGTCACTATTGAATCTTATGTTCAAATAATCATCTGCCGCAAAATAAAAATCCCGAACATATAACAACAAATTCACATAACTGCCAGAAATTGAACTGATTGTCAATGTATTGCTTGACAAGCTTCCCGAAGCGATCGATGTCATTCCGCCTGCCGATGATGTCGTCCATGCTGGTACTCCACCCGAAACGGTTAGAACCTGACCTGATGATCCAATGCCCAACCGTGTGACGGTTGATGATCCCGTGCCATAAATGAGATCACCGTTTGTGGTAACGGTTGATTTTGGAATAGCGGCGGCGGCTAAATCATAAGAAGATTTCACCGAATTAGGCGTTGCCGCGGTTGTTGTCGATGTGCTCGATGTCGAATCGGTAAGTTGAACAGCTCCCGATTGCGTGGTTGATGCTGATTGAATTCCAACAGTAATCGCGCCGCTTGTGCCCCCACCTGTGAGCGGGCTTGTCGCTGTGATTCCCGTTATGTCTCCTTGATCATTGGCAATCCACACAAAATCCATATCCGTGTTGGAATTCTTCGACAAGATTTGACCTGTCGTGCCGCCTTTCAAGTCTGCCATCGATGTATCAACAGCCTGACCAAAAGTTTCAAAGTCGGCGGGCAAATCTTTGACTAAATCAGTATTTGTGGGCATTTGCCAGCCAAAGTTGCTGGTGGGATTGGCCATGTGATCTCCTTAAGCTACGATGAACGCGTCTTGCCATTCAAGTGTATTCGATACGGTATTCCACGCCTCAGCGACACTCACAGATTGCCACTTTTGGGCAACCGTTGAGAAATCGATTGGCGTTGATGTAATGCTCAACCCCACAGCGTTATATCGAGAGCTCCAAGTCCATCCCTCGACATAACCTTCAAAGACCGATCCCATATTGGTTGGAATATCGGTCACGCGGATTGGCAAGCCCATAAATATGCCAATGAGCGCATCACGCTGGGCATTACTTAAATTGGCATTTGTTAGCTCAAAATTAAGTCGGTCAAAATAGGCGCGTGGATAAGCTCTCAAATCAAGATAGAACTGTGCTTGATCTTCCGCATCCGCTTGATTCTCAAGACTTGTGGCAAATTTCTGTTCGAGCCGTCCATAACTAGCGATTGATTGAGCATCTTCGGCGGTTTCGCTTTGATTGTTCTTATATTCAACAATCACAGCGTTGCGAATATCGCCCCATCGTGTCTTTGTAGAAATCCCTCGACCAATCGCATCCGCGCCATCCAGCACGGTATAGCCATTATTAGCTAGATATTCCCCTCGGTGCGTGCTGTCGGCATAACCGATTCGACCTTGAGCATCTTCATAAATATAACCCAAAGCTGAATTGGCAATTTGTTGCGCGATTGAATAGTAATCAGAAACGCTTGATGTGCGGGCTTGTAACTCATAATCACCTGGCTGATCTATTTCGCCCAATCCTGCGTTCTCGGCATTTTGCCATTGAACTGTCGGATCATAAGTTTGCCATGTCAATGCGGATGGCACTTCTGCCCAATTATTCAAGAGTAAGTCTTGGAGAAGCGCATAAATCTGATCACCATCAAAATCTTTGGCAAGCACACCATCCGTCAAAGCTCTATTCAATCGAGCCAAAGCACCGACCGCCGTGATGCCAATTTTTTGGGTGTAACCTGTTGATCCAATTTCGGAGATTGTCACATTGATGTCCGTGATATTGCCGCCAAAGATAGGCACATAATTAGCGGTCGAATCTTGAAGCTCGATGGTCAATCCGTCATTGATTGCCGCTGTAATCGTTGATTGATCGGTATTTATAATTTCAATGTTCGCATAACCCGCTTGTGGCTGTTCATAAATGTTTGTTCGACCGCTGGTGATTGTCATTCCAGCCAAAGTGACATCGGTGTATTGCGTGCCTTCGATTTTTAATCGCCAGACGGGTGACCAAGCGGTCATCGTTACACCTTCAAAGTTGCCGCGGCGATTGTGCCGCGATAGAAGCTGTCATTGAGTAGATCAACAATTTGACGCGCTACACCTTCACGATCCAAAGCCCCGGTCACATTGATGTTGATGTTTGTGACACTTGATCCGCCACCAAGTCGATCGTTCGGGATAATTGTGCCGTTTGTCTTCGGCACGAATAATTCAGCCCCTTGCTCACCGACTAAATATGATGTTCCAGCATTAACGCTACCGCCAGAAGCACGACCGCCGCCGAATACGGTGTCAATAACCCCAGAAATGCCTTTGACCACGGGATTATTTTTGACAAGATTGATCAAGTCACGAATCCCATTTACAGCGCGACCGATTGCTCCAGCCAATAAACCAAAAGCATCGATGGCAACGCCTAACCCTGTGCCAATGGCTTTGAACGCAACGGCAACCACATTCTTCAATAATGGTGCTACTTTCTCAACAAGCCAATCGATCACAGGTTTCGCGGCTTTGTAATACTCTTTGAAATTGTCTTCGTTCTCTTTGATTTTTGTAGCTACAACACCAAAAACATCACGAATCCCGCGAAGCGCGGTTAGAAATACTCCAGACAAAATCGGCACAAGCGTTTCATTGAGAAACTTCCAAAGTGCTTTCAAAGTTGGCACAACAGTTTCGCTAATAAATACCGAAATGTCACTAAATACGGGTTGAAGCTTCTCGCCAATATCCGTGGCGACCGTGCTAATCGCTGGGATGACATTATCTACAAAATTCGTGACCAACGGTGTAATCGCGTCAAGCACGAATGATCCAACGGTTTCTTTCGCTTCTGAGAATGCGATTCCGAGACGATCCATTTTGCCCGCAAATGTTTCAGCTTGCTCTTGCGCCGCACCGCCAAATCTTTCGGTCAAGATTGGTAATAATTCGGAGAAGCTTTTACCTTTGAGCTCTGAAGCTTCGAAGCCGCCCGCTACTTTGCCAAGTGATGTGGCGTTGCCATCCAAAGCTTTACCGACCGCCGCTGTAACGGTTTCAAGTGATTTGCCTGTTGCCGCGCTGATATTTAAGGCTAAATCTAAAGCTTGTTGAGCCTTCGATACATCGCCCGTGGATCGCACCAATCGATCAAAAGCTGGACGAAGTTGATCATCGGTGATCCCAACCGCTAAAGATGTCTTGGTTATGTAATTCTCAACGCCAGCCACGGTTTCTTTTGTTGCGCCAGCTA